TCTTTTTTAAGCAATCTGCAAAATGATATATTTTAATATGGGGCCATAGGTTTAAATCAGCATACTCTATAAAATCTTTGTCTTTTCTGGTTACGTCAAAGATTCCCCAGCCCTGATGACCAGAAGAATCTAAGGTTTTGATTTCTAGCTGTCCATCCAAGTTTATCTTAAAGTCAGAAATCATTTCTATTTGTTTTAATACTTTGCCATTTATAAAGTTAGCTACAGTATTTTTACCAGCTTGTTTTGTGCCTGAAATTCCTATTATCTTAGCCATCAATAAGTACCTCTTAGGTTAGCTAGTATATCTTTTTTAATTTTCTTGATATCCATATCGCCAATATCTTTTTGTATAAACTTTGGAAATGTTAATTTATAAAGTCTATTTAGCTGTCTTTGTATTTGTACTTTAGATTCTCTACCAGCCTGATCGTTATCTGTTAAAATTATAAGATGCGTTATAGGTAGTTTTAATAGTTTGTTTTTTTGCTGTTCAGTTATAGTCTTTCCGAATATACTAACTGCATTTAGCACACCAGCTTCATATAACTTCCAAACATCACCTTGACCTTCTACTATGTAAAGGCAGGATGTTTCTTTAGCTTTTTTGATAGCTCTGTGGTAATTATAAAAGTAGTATCTTTTATCAAATCCTTTAGGATTAAATAAAAATTTAGGCATTCTGTAATCGCGCATAGATCTTCCGATAATGCCAACTACATCTTTACCATCATCGTCGTGTATAGGTATAATTGCCCTTTCCTTCATTATACCATTTGCATGGCAATCTCCCACACCAAAATATTTCATAGTCTTTTTATTAAATCCTCTTGCTATAAAGTATTCTGATGGTATTGACAAGTCATAGTCAATAGTTATTGGCTTATGGGTGTTGAGGACTTCTTTTTCTTTTAGTATCTTTATTGTTTCATATATTGAATCTTCTTCTACTTCTTCAGTTTTTGTAGGGGTTTTTGAGTATGTTTGTTTAATGTTTAGGATTTTACAGGCCCATTGTAAAGCTTCTTTAAACTCTACATCTCTTCCTTCTTGCGCTGATAATGCTCCTGCTATTAGTCCAAACATATCATTTCTATGTTCTTCTTGACAGTCTCTGGTCCAACATTTCCATATCCCCCTCTGTGGAGAAAAAGAAAATGCTCTAGGATTATCACTTCCCTCATGCACTGGGCAAGTTGAATATATATTGTCAGAGAAAACTTCACATTTCATTCCCAGTTCACTGAAAACTAGCTCTGCATTTTCATTCAGTTTCTTTTTGATCTGCTGTAAGTTCATTTGCTAATTTCTTCATAGAGTCATTGTTGATTAATCCCGTGTCGCCAATCGGCTGATTCTTTAATTCGTTTCTTGTTTGAAGTTCTATAAGTTTTGCATGTGCGCCTTGCATTTGCATATTTATATAATCTCCATCGTCCATTCCAGCGCCATGCCTAGACACAATCGGTACTAGTTTTCTATTCCCGGCATTTGGTCCGTCTTCTGCAAGTTCTTCTGTAGACTTAGCTTTAAATATTGTAAAGGACGTACACAACCATATCAATCGGTCTGAGCCACTTACAGCATCAGTACTTTCTTTGGTGATACCATCTCGATTTAATTGCACGAAAGATAGACATGGTATGTCTAGTTTAACACATAAATTATGGAGTGAAGTTATTTGAAAACCTAGAGCCTGATATTCCTGTATATTGTTTGTAATAGAATTGGATGACATCAGCTTTAGATAATCATAGATAATTAAGCAGTCATTTGTCTTCCCATTTTCATCTGTCTTCACTTCTTGTACAATCCACCTCTTGATCACATTAAGTATCTGCTCAAACGGTTTTCCTGCAACTGTGGCATAACTGTATGGTATGCTAGATAACTGATCAACAGCTTTTTGTACATTGTCCATCTTCAGCGGATCTTCTGCAAATCTACCAGTAGCAACTTCATTAATAGGAACCTTGCTAATATTAGCTATAAGTCTATTTAGATGGTCCTCCTTTGACATTTCTGTATCTAATACTAGGACGGGGACTCCGGTGGAAGATACATTAAGGGCAACATTATCAGCGAATACCGACTTACCAACTTTTGGTCTTGCAGATATAAGGTCAACGCATTTTCGTCTAAGACCACCGCCAATAGCTTCGTCGTACCTAGCGAACCCCGTGGGTATACCAATGATATCGCACTGATTTTCTTCGAGAAATTTGACATAATCTTCTACTCCCTCGCCAATCTTTTCTGGATGTTCGCCACCATCATCCTCGCGTAAAAAATCTGTAACAGGATCTTCTAGCTTTTGTATAATTTCATTTATTGTTTCTGACCCAGTGACATCATCCATATCTTTGTTTACTTTACTAGTAAGCTTTTTAATCTTACGGGCAAACTCAAACTTTTTCATTTGAGCTGCAAACTTTATGATATTATTTTTGTCTACTGGAAAATCAAATAGCGACTTTATATACTTGAGTTCTTGCTTAGTATTTATAGTCTCAGAAAATTTTAATTGTTCTGCGGCAGAAAGAAGTGAAGCAATATCCACCGACTGATCGTTATTAATAATATGCTTTACGCACTTGTATATAATTTGATTATTGTGATTGCCAAACGTGTCATCATTTACAAAATCTGATATAGTTATATAGCCATCAATACCATACTGGATTAAACCAGCTAGTACTGCTCGTTCTGCACCGACATCTAATAGTTTATCTTGCATTATCTACCTGTACACCTATCACACCTATAATATTCCCCATATACAATATTAGCATTTACTTGGTACTTTTTACCACAAGCATTACACGTTACGTGTTTCTTTTTTGGTGGTGGTCTATTTCTAGGAGTCCTATGCACATTTGGAGTCTCTACTTCTCTATGTTCTCCAGTATCTGTCCAAGTATTTTCCCTTGCTTTTACTGGCTCCCTACGACGATTTGATCCCAAGGTAGACTTTTTAACTACTTTAAAATCATCTGTAATGTCGTTTGTTTCTTCTGTTTCAACAACTTCTTCTTTTCCAGCCAAGGCTGATAATAGTGCGGCTTTTTGTTCCTCACTCAGCGTTTTTACAAAATCATCCATACTCATGATCTTTTACCTTTCTCCATTAGAATGTCTGCTTTACGTTTAAGTTCATATATTTTACCATCAAGTGCCTGTACTCTTGACTCTGCGATCTCACGATAGTGATCGACTGTTGCTGCGTATTCATTGTTTACAATAATCAGTGGTCTACGCTGTTCGTACTTTGTATAGCTGCTAAATTGATCATGATTTTTGGCAACCATTTTATTTAGCTTGTCGTTGCACCAGCTCAGTGCAATCTTCTGCATGTTTAATTCATCCTGCAAAAATGTAGAGTAACTATATAATGTATAGGCCCAAGTGAAACACTCTTCTTGAGTAAGCGATTTAATTGTTTGCATATCAGCGTCAGCCGCTGTTGTCCATTCATCATTAAACTTCTTACTAAATCTAGCGTGACTAGCGTTTAGGAAGTCATCGACCATAGCTTTCAAGTCAGCCAACTGCTCACTCGCCGTTTTCAATTTGATCTCTCCATTGCTCATCTGTATCTGAGTACCTCAATACTATTATATCAATTTTATTCAATTTGCACCACTCTATTTTATCTTCATCCTTAGCTTTTGCAATAGCAAAATCTGCTTTATTCTTGTGGAAGAATGGCGTGTACTTGTAATGTTGTTGACCGTGAACTTCTACAGCCAACATAATTTGTGGTATATAAAAATCTAAATATAATACGCCCTTTCTGTGTGATGGCGTACTCCCCGGCAATTTTACTTCTTCAAGTATTCTATAACTATGGTAGATAGTCTTCAAGAGATTTCTTGCGCGAACGTGGAACTTTGATCTCTTGCGCTTGTCGTTTGCGTCTACTGAATAGCTTGTTAAATTCCAAGCGTACTCTCTCCCATTTATACCAATAACTCTCATTCAATAATCCTATAATAAGTTTAGCTAGCATTACACCAGCAGCAATTTCAAGAATATCAATTATACTCATTTTTTAACTTCCCTGCTGCCCCTAGTGTTTTTAGGCACATAGG